ATTCAAAGGTCAAAGCTTTCTTTGTACCTGAGTAGATGCCGTCCTCTGTTTTATTCCTCCGCTTTTTCTTCTTGGTGATTCCTTTGATTCGGCGAAGTCTTGGTTTCCCCTCTTCGTCGTCCTCTCCGAAATAGCCCATTCTTAATTGAGGATGGAATAGAGCAGCCAATTTGCCTTCGGGAGAAATTTGCCTTGAGTTCATCAGGTAAGCCTCAATCCAACGGTCGTAATTATCTAATCTCTCGTGGTCAACATCATTAAAGGAGTGGCGTAAATACCAGGACTCCAGTTGTGGGATTGATGATTTGACAACCGCCTCGAAGTCCATTCCTCGGGCAATGCAATTCCTTTTAAGGGTTTTCAGATTCATGTCCTTGAGTTGGACACTTGCATAAGAGCCTGCTGATTCTATCTTTAGCTGCTTTATCTTACGCTCCTTTCTTTTACTCATGTAGTCGTTTTTTTATTGAATAGTCCAAATATATCCAACGAGTAAACACCCTACAAACTATGATATCCCTAGCTCCCCGTCTGATGCCCGAGTTTCTCCGCTTGACTTAGCAGCTTTTTTAAGCTTGACCTTTTTCTTGGCTACATCTATCATTGCGTCCTCGTAATTCTCTCGAGTAGGTACAATGTTATTTACGGTTTTGAAATTGACAGCCTTTTCGATGTAGCCTCTGTATTCTGGCCAAAAGGTCTGTCCCTGTGAAGGAGTTCTACTGCTTACAAACAGGAATAAGGACACCATCTCTCCGAAGTAATCAGCCTCTTTTTCAGTATTGAATATGTATAAGCCTGATTTGGAAAGCTGTTTGATATAGCTGGATTTCCTCTCCATCGAAATTACCCGATAGTCGTCATCAAAGTACCTTGAAATTAAGGTCAGGTATACCTTTGGTCGTACGCCCTCGTAAGTATAGGAGTTAATAACATGTTGTATGGAGATTTCGGGAAATGAGCTGATTCTCTCCAAGTGTTTTAACATCCTCACCTTGTTCCGTCTTTTGAAAGCAGAAGGCTCTTGTAATTCGGGTGGTAGGATTCTAAAGTTGTTCCATCGGTCAAACTCCATTATCATCGTATACAAATCTACCTCCAACTCCCTATTTGATGCCTTTAGCTTTTCAATTTGACGGCAAATTTCAAAACTTCTTTCGTGCTCCCGGTTATTGTATACCCCTCCGATGTTGATTCCCGCTTGCTTTACCCGCTCCCTCCTAACAATAACCCAATCCAAGTACTCCATAAAAGATTGGTCTACCAAATTGGAATGAGGTAATACAGTATCATACTTCTTGTACATACTGTAGAATAGCCTGATAAAGCGTTCTGCTCTACTTTTTATCTCAAGGTATTTGTAATGGGCTTTACCCATTATCTCACCAGCCTCCCAAGAGGATTTTGAATGTCCAAGAGCAAGAGTAATTGCGGTTTGTTCCTCTTGCCTTAAAATGTGGAATACTTCTTCGGGAAAATCGTCGCCAAAAGTCATTGCTTGTCCTGTTGTTTGAAGAATATCTTGTCCATAAATCCGGGCCCCATTTCACCTATTCTATCCAAGCTGTCCTCTCTGAAGTTCTCATCATAGCCTCCCCTGTAGATAGAATAGAAAACGTTCTCAAAATTGACCGTAATTGTGTCCATCATCGAGTTCACATCAAGTTTTACCTTGACCTCCTTCTTGCGATGGTTGATTTTAACTATCTCGGCGGGCATGTTCTCAAAGGGATACCCTTGAAGAACTATAAATTGGCCAGGTTGTAAAGCGTTCATCTCATCATCTGAGTGAATCGAGTTTTCAGCGGCCATAGATACTAAGTGTGCTACCTCTTGCTCTGTAGCTATTCCCGTCCTTGGATAGTTTCCATAGGTATGGGATTCCCCTGGTCTAGCGTTTTGGGCAGCAGCAGCGGGGTCTTTTATCCAAGCAAAAATAGCTGAAATGTCCTGTCTGAACTGGGATAGCCATTCGGGGTCACAGGCATTATGGTAAGGGGCTTTAACAAACCCGTAATTGAAAAGCAGAGGAACCTCGTCAAAGTAGGACTTACCCTTAAATACCTTTCTGAGTACCTTTACAGTCGGTATAATGACTTGTATATGGTTATAGCCGAAATCTGTTAGCTCTCTATTGAGGGTAGATATGCGGTCCCTATTTATGTAGGCTACGCAGTAAATGTCTTTTTCAGCCACCGTTTGTTGATTTTGTGTAGTTCTGTGTAATCGAGTTGGAATAGGTCATCTGAAGCTAATATAACAAAGTCCGAGGCAGCTTCTGGCATCCCATATAGCTTCATTAGCCTATGTGTGGGGAGCCTTTTGGAGAGTATAGCGTTGTAATAGCCTTCGCTCAGAACCACAAAATGAAAATTAGCTGGCATACCGTTGTACCTCATAAACAGGATGGGTATCCTTTTAGCTCTTTCAGAGTCCTCTACAGCCTGATTCCAAAACTCAATTATTTTGACGGACTTATTGGGTAGAATAAGGTGTTGAAAATTTATCTCCTTGTGGAACTTGCACTCTATGGAAAACGTGAAATACCGAGAGTGTTTTTCGTCAGCGCAGATTAAATCACCAGTGGTATTATGAGTTCTATTCCAGCGGAGTCCGCCAGATGAAGGGATTCTTGTAAATTCCTTACCTGTCCAAGTATTCCAAAGCTTGGCTACTTCCCTCTCGTTCTTGTTACCCTTGTTTCGTGAGTTTGCCATTGGACTCGTTTCATACAAAGAGTACCAGCGGGCCTAGCCAATTCGGATAACTGTAGAGTTGTTTTCGAGTGAAATTTGCATCCTCTGGCTATTTGAGGGTTGGAATTCGTCTCGGTGAGTTACCAGGTATACTCCTTTGCTTCTGGCCTTCTCCGAAATAAGATTTCCTACGATTTCGATATTGTCAAGGCTTAATGACTCGAATACCTCGTCCATTAGCACTATGTTGCATCCTAAAGCTTCAGAGGTAATGTCTTCAATAGCTAAAGCTGTGACTACATCTACTAATTGCTTCTGGCCACCCGATAGGTCATGGTAGGGCTTATCAATTCCGTTTTTGTAGATGAATTGGAAGAAGTCCTTGTAGCGTGATTCCATGTCAACTCCGAATTCAACCTCAAAGCCGGTATATTTGCTGTATTGTTGTAATCTTGAGTTTATCTTCACCAGCATCTGGTCAAGCATATAAGCTTTTATTCCGCCGGAGGATAATGGCTCTTTTCTTAGCCAATTTAAGGTGTTGATTCTAGCCTCAACCGATTTAAACTTCATTGAGGCTAATTTCCTCTGCTTCTTTACAGATGAGACTTTATCTTTCAGCTTAATGAGGTCAATATCAAGTGACCTAGTTTTTATTCGACTTATTCTGCTCGTCATTCGATGCATCGCATCTTCGTAATCGCTAGCAAGGGTCTTATTTGCCTCAATTCTAGCTTCTTCCTTCCGATAAGCTTCTAGCTTATCTTCCACCTCTTCCAACCTTAGAACATAGGCTAATTCATCTTGCTGAGCTTCTATAGCTTTATCAAGCTTCTTTTTAGCCCCATTCAGTAACTTAGCATTTTTGGCTATTTCGCCTTCTAGCTCTTGGGAGCTCAAAAGCGCCTTAGCTCGAAGCTTTTTATATTCGTCCTCTAAAAGCTTTTTGCCACAGTATTCGCATTCGGGAGATTCTGTGTTAAGCTGTTCGTCAGCTTTAGATTTTTGCTTTTTTAGCCCTTTTATAACATCCTCAAAGCTTTTCACATAAGCTCTCAAGTCATTAAGGGAGCCTTCATCGAAAGAAGCTATCTTATCTTCCAATTTACTGTGTTCAGCCAAAAGCCCTTTATACGCGTTAGAACCTATGGTATTTTTAAAATTCAAATCCGCCTTTTTGGCTTTTAGTTCTGAAATTTCGTTTTCACAATCATCTATATCGGATTGTTTCTCCGCCTCAAAGGATTGGATAGCCTCTTTAGCGGAAGACAGCTCATCTTTAGCCTCTTCCAGCTTCTCTTCTACCTCGTTTAGCTCTGATTCCAAGCTATCCCTTTCAAGGCGTAATTCTTTGTGTTCTTTCTCAACTGAAGCTAAAGCATCCCTAATAAAGCTGATGTCTAATGCCTGTTCGAGTATCTCTTTGCGTTTACCATTTGATTCCTCAATGATTCGCTTAGCTTTCTGTCCAAAAGCTATGGAATTTCTGAATAAATCAAATGAATAGCCCAGCTTGTCTATAAGGTATGCTTTTACCTCCCTCTGACCCTTGGGAACATCATCATCGGGGTAAACCAACAAACGATTTCCGCCCCTTACTCCTTCAACCTTATCTTGCCAGTCAAGGCATCTTATAATATGGTAGGGCTTATCATTGATGTGGAGTTCTACTTCCACTTTACATCCTCGGTAATCCTTGGGTCGTATCTCTTCCCAAGTTAGAACCGTGGATTTTTCTTTTAAAGATTGTCCATAGAGGGCCCAGCTTAATGCAGAGAAGATGGTGGTCTTTCCCACCCCATTCTGACCATTAATAACCGTAAGGCCTTTGGATTTAAATTCTAGCTCTAGCTCATTTACGATTGAACTGAATCCTTCAATCTTAATTCGATTGATTGTTAGCATTGTCCAATAGAACTTTAGTTAATACCTGCTTCTTCTCTTTACTGGTTATGCCAGCGCTCTTGCAGTATTTTTTGATAACCCTCTTGACATTCTTGGTAGATTTCATGTTCAGATTATCTACATCCTGTATCTGTTGGGATTCAGTTTTTTCACCCGATTCTACCCAGTAATCAAAATTGTCGGGAGGTTCAGTACCTTTAGGATACTCCTTGAATTGCGGGTACTGGTCAAGGTGATGAAATATCAGCTCACCATCACTCATAAGAGTGTAGTGGCCCATGTCTCCTCCCCTGTTTCCGAAGTCCTGGTGAATGGGGCTCCCGATGATGTGGACATTATCCCATAGCTTTTGGGGCTTATGGATATGTCCGTTCAATACTAAATCAAACTCGGGAAGGAGCTCTTTTACCCCCTCAAAATTGTAGACGTCATCAAATTTGTATCCAGTTGAAGACACAGCATCGGGTAAATCACAATGGAGCATAAAGATATTCAAACCCTTGTCGGTCTTATCCTTTAGAGCTTTTTGTATAGCTTCCCTCATACCCATGTTGTAGGATAGATATGGTATTCCAAATATCCTAGCTCCTCCTTCAAGGTCTCTGTACTGAAGGTCTATGCAATCATAGCCGGTGAGCATTTTAGAGAGCGTCCTTATGTAAGAGGGTGAGGGTTTATCTATGTAGTTGTGACGGGATTGGTCGTGGTTTCCGCTTATCCCATATTCTATGACCACATTTCGTCGGTCATAAACCTCGGTAAAATATGGAAGGACGTCAGAGATAACATCGTTACCCAGTTTCTTTGGCTCGTGAAACATATCACCGCAGAAAAGTATGGGTACTTTCTTAGCTTTGGCAGCTTGGTATATCTCATCGTGAGCTCTTAATGACCATTCCAATCGAGTACGACCATCCTGTTTCCAAAAGCTTTGCCAGCGATTAAAATGTATGTCGGAATATACTACTGCAATGGGTTTACTCATAGGTATGGATTTTTGACTATGTGGTCAAGTATATGATGCACCCTCTCATCTACAGTTCCAGCGGGGAGAGTGAGAATTCTGTTGGTCTTTCCCGCATTGTGAAATGCCTGGTTGAGCAAGGGAACGTAGTGATTATAGAGGGACATCAATACGCCGTTGTAAATAAGGCTAGTGTTTCTTACACCATCCTCTTCTAATGGCTCATCATTAAAGAAATCAACCAGGTATATCAGGTCGTAATTTCTTACTAAAGAATCCAAAGCCATCTCAAAATATTGTTCAGCATCTTCTTGTAATACTCTCGGAAGAACCTGAACGCTGTAGTAGACCATGTTATCCCAAGGTGTACGGTCAGTTATGAAGCCCTGTTTATTGGCTAATATCTCATTCCTAACACTTAGCATACGGTATTGAAAATCTTGAGCGAACTCTACATCCCTCATAGATTTGTCAATTACCTCAGCGTGATTTCTAACATCGAACTCAGTGTAGATGATTCTACCCGAGGTATTTATCCGACTGTAGTCATCAAGAGTGTCCATTGCTTTAGCTACAGACGTCTTTCCTACTCCGCCGGGGCCAGATAAACCTATCCGTAGGGGTCTCATTAAGATAAAGTTTTGTAGGTATCGACCATCTTATTTATAGATGTGCCAGTCATTGATAATTCTCTGGCTTTCATATAAAATTCTCGTGAGTCGAAATTACCTTTTGTTATTGGAAGTTTGTCAAGTTCTTCCGAAATATAACAGTCCCAATACAATTTTAAATCAATCATCATACGATTGTCCCCCATTGCTTTAGCTAGTTTATCATCATTCATACGGGGATATGATTCCCCACTCTCCTTGAATGACTGAAGACTATCGTACTTTTCAAGTAATGCCTGAGCAGTTGCTTTCCCCACTCCCCCTACGCCTGGTATATTATCGGAAGTGTCCCCGATTAATGAAAGGTAGTCAACGCATTGGTGTGGGCGGTATCCATAATGCTCCTTCAGGCTGTAATCCTTGAGCATCATTTGTTTATGGGCATTGTATTGCCATACGTTCTCTCCGATAAGCTGGTGAAAATCCTTGTCAGATGACACGATGATTACCTTACGCCGCCTCTTGAACTTTTTGGTTAAAGCGTAGATGAAATCATCAGCTTCATAATGCCTCTTCCATACTACGTTTACTCCCAAGAGTGGGAGCAGGTCTTTCAGCTTTTCCTTCTGGCTAAAGAAGCTTTCGTAATCAAAGTCTCCCTTGGATTCTCGCTTTTTGTAGTCCTTCATTAGCTCCAATCGACCTCGGTGCTTTCCTCCATCAAATACCACGTAAACCTTCTTGGGTTTGTTAGCATCTATGATGGGTTTAAGTATCATAGGGAGCCCATAAAGAAGCGAGGTGGGGGTTCCATCCTCGCTTCTCAAATCGGGGTACTTATAGAATGCCCGGTAGCATTGGTTATTCCCGTCTACAATTAAGTAGGTCTTCTTACTCACCATCAACTGGGTAAAGGTTCCTCCCCATATCTTTTATCCTCTTTGAAGTAGTCGATATGGTATTTATAGAGGCAGCCTTAATCAACTGTCTTCTGAGCTTAGCGTTTGATTCAATAACCTCGTAGAAGTTATCCTCCGAGCGGGCAATAACCTCACCCTCGTGGAATATATTTCTAGCGGTTTTGGATTCTTTGTAGATGACTTCCTCGTACATCAGAATATCAAATAACCCGAAGTACCTGTCGAACCCTAACGGTTTTTCCTTGTACTTAGCATTATTGTAAATCTTGTACTTGATAGTATCCGTTGGTGGGGCTAGCTTATTCTTCTTGACCCTTAATGAACCCTCTCTTCCTACCCTACGTTTATCGCCTTTGATGTCAGCTCTAATCATTTTACCCCCGTAGACTCCGAGTCGAATACCAGCATAGAACTTCATTGCACCTCCCCCTGGCGTTACGTCGGGGTCTTCCCATTGAGTAGCTCCAAGCTTTTTCCTCAGTTGATTGATAAAGATAGTGCAGATGCCCAAGTCAGTAAGAACGGGATTAAGCTGACGAATCATTTCGTAAATCTTCTTAGCCCTAATTCCCATTTCTGCCTTTTTATCAGCAAACTCTGTATTCATAGCATCCAAGGTATCCAAGGCTGCTAATGAATCTACCACCAGTAGGATGGGTTCATTGTTACTCAGTTGAGAGCGGCAAGCATAAGCCATGTCCCTAACCCAGTCACCGATTTGCTCGATGACGTTGGATTGCATCAGGTGGATTTGCTCCATGTCAAGTCCGAGTGATTCGTAGAATGACTTTGAGAATGCTAACTCAGCGTCAACCCAAAGTATCTGCCCTCCTAGTTTTTGAGCTGCATACCCATACTCAACGGCCAGAAGGGACTTTCCCGAACTTTCTTCTCCAAATAGCTCGAGCATCCTACCGTATTGAAGACCCCCTCCAGTAACATAGTTTGTAACTACATTTCTGCTGGGTAACCATAAGGGGTCTTCGGGGAATAGCTCAGCTGGAGTACCAGTTCCGTGATACTTTTTAGCTATCTGTGCTGGGGTCTTTATAACCCTCTTCCCAGCCTTAGCCATTATACATCAGAGGATTTGCGAACCTTCTTTTTCTTCTTGGGTTTTGAAGATGAACCTCCAGCAAGCATACTCTCTACCTCAGATGCCAAGCCAGGGAAAGCTTTCTCAAGCATTTCCTCAATCTTATCTGGCGATTTTACTGCTCCCTTGATAGCCTCTTCCAAATCAAACTCACCTCTTAAATCTTTGTCAGAGATAGCAGTGTTCTTGCAAGGTTGAACATTATATTCTGTGTCCAATCCCTTACCTGTTCGCTTGATGATAAGGTCATACCCGTTTTCGGGGTCAGTAATTTCCTCACCCCACTCGGGATTCAAGTAGTAGTCAATAATTTGAGCTGCCGCATTTACTCCAAAGACCATCATCGTTGGGGCATTTTCGGAATCTATTTTCTTACCCCGTGTGTCCTCATAGACAAATCCCAAAGCCAAGTTTTTCTTCTTGTTCTTTAGCTTCTCAAGGTATGATGTTAAATCTTCCTTGGTACTCTCGTCGATGTTGTCGTCCTTGATAAGAGTTTCAATACCCTTGCGTAGATTAGCAGTAGGGCATTCTTCTCCAATAGCTTCTCTTGAGATGTGTCCTCCTACTCCCTGTCCTAAATAGTAATAGGGAACTTCGGTAATGAACTCGGTTTCCTCTCCTACATTTAGTAGTCGGAATCGGGTTTCCCCCTCTTTCGGAAAGAACATTCCTGTTGAACCATTGGACCTTCTATTCAGGTCCTCTCTACGTTGCGCCATCCTCTCCTTCATTGAGAGCTTCGTTGCTTTCGCCATTTTTAGCTGATTTTACGGTTATTTGCTGAAATTGATTGAATCATACTTGCCCTCTGCTCAAAGGAGTTCAGGCAAACGTATATCAAGTCTTTGTCATACTCCAAGTCGTGCAGTTTCTTTATAGCAGACCGGTATTTAGCATTGCTTTTCACCATTTCCTTAATGGTATCCTGGCTATGCACCCTGTTTGTCAAGGGGTTTAAGGTTTCCTTATTCTCAAGGAACACTTTTGAGTATACCTTTTCCACCTCCATTTCCTGGCTCTTGACCATCCTATTAAGCTTCTTATGAAGAATGCCTAAATAAGCATAGGTAGAAGGTTGCTCGGATAATTCCCTGTTGACCACCTGCTCATTGATGATAAGCTCATCGAAAAGGTTGAATCTAATCTTACCCAGTTGAGGGTGGGTGATATTGATTGTGGTTAGCTCTGATTCAGAAGCTATTTTGTTCAGTTTTCTCATCATTAATTAATAGTATCAGATTCCAATAGTTTGGAGTAATCCTCCCCTTCTGTATAACCCTTTAGCTTACTCCAAATGGAACCGACTTCAAAGTCTACCTTCATTTCTACTGAGTCTATCTGAAAGCCAAAGAATTCTTTAGTCCTTGGATTCTTACAGATTTCATACATAACCGGTATGCATTTATCCAAAACCTCTGGCGGCATATAGAACCCAAGTGAATCATGTACAGTGTAACATTGCTTTACGCTCTTGGGTATATTCCCCAGTTGAATCTCTCGTCTGATAAGTATGGAAGAGAATAAAGTGTAGTCAGATGCAGCTCCCTGTATAGGAGCATTCACAGCATCCCTCATGGCCTTTGCTTTAATCCCAAACTCATGTGAGAATATGCCTGGTAACCTTCGCTTTCTTCCGAAGACAGACTTAACATAGCCATGCTTCTTCAATAGCTTATGTTGATTTTTGATGTGCTTGGCTATCTTCGGAAAGGTTTTATCGAAGTCATCCAAGAATCCTTGAGCCTCTTCCTTGGATACTACAACTCCATTGTCGGGGTCTGATAAAGTACCCGCAAGAGCTGGAGCTCCTTGTCCATAGACTATCCCAAAGTTAATCGTCTTTGCCTGCTTCCTTCGAATCTTCCAAGTTTTGTATTCGGGATGGTCCTCGTCTGCATAGATGGGTTCTATTTCCTCGTAGGATACCCCGAACTTCTTGCAGGCAGAGGCTAAGTGAATGTCATGTCCGACATTGAAAGAGTGTATCATTGATTCCTCTTCTGCTGCCGCTGCCAATACCCTTAGCTCAGCTTGGGAGTAGTCAAGCTGCATCATTACTTTACCCTTCGGACAGTTAAACATGGTTTTGATATCCGAAGCTGTGGTATCCCTTGGTATGTTTTGTAGATTTGGGTCACGAGAACTGAGTCTACCCGTAACAGTACCATGTAGAAGGTATCGAGTATGGATGGTATCATTGTCAGATAGCTTCTCAAGTATCCCATTTACATAGGTTGAGAACAATTTGCTTTTAGCTCTGTGCTCCAATAGCAAATCCATAAAGCCAGTATCATCCTTTTGTTTGAGGGTGAGTAGAACCTCTTCATCGGTTGAGGGTCTTTCCGTGTCCTT